CAGATTTCTACATCAAGGTCAAACAGGCTGATGGTGGAATCAAGAAGATGATTATTGAGGTTAAACCCAAGGTGCAGTGCAAACCACCCAAGGAACCCAAGAGACGCACCAGACGATGGATGAACGAGGTTATAACCTATGGTGTGAACGATGCTAAGTGGCGATATGCGACAGAATGGTGTGCAGATAATGGTATGGAGTTCAAGATTTTAACTGAAGATCATCTAGGTATTTCGTATAAATAGATATATGGCAAGAGCACCAAGTAAATATATGCAAGCAGTCAAGGATGAACTAAAGGGTCGTCCTCGTTCAACTGCATGGTATAGAGAAAAGATCAAAGAACTGGGCACACCAACCACGTTGGACCTCATACGGGATGGTAAGAGGAACAACAAGCCGTTCTATGGTAAGCTGAACATGTTTATGTATGACCCAAAGTTCAAGAAGACCCTACCATACTATGACACGTTTCCATTGGTGTTGCCACTAGAGACATATTCAGACGGATTTCTGGGTATCAATTTTCACTACCTACCTATTCCACTGAGGATCAAGTTACTTGACCGTTTGGTGGATTTCTCTAACAACACCGCATTTGATGAGTCCACTAGGTTAATTGTTGACTACCAGAAGTTAAAGGGTGTTCGACTTATCAGGCCAACCATACACAAATACCTTGCTGGACAAACCAAGTCACAGTTTCGTAGGATTGATGCAGACGAATTTACGATTGCAACTCTACTACCTGTACAGAGGTTTAAGAAAGCATCTGCATCAGAGGTATGGAAAGATTCGAGGGCAATGATCTAATGGCAACACTAGCAAGTTTTGTAGAATCAACCGCATTTGGAGTACTCAATAATTTTCTTTCTGAGTTTCACAGTGAAAATGGATATGCACTTCCAAGTCGGTATGAGGTTATTATCACATCTCCCGGCGAGGGTAATGCAAGAAAAGTATCTATGCGTTGTGAATCAATTGATATGCCGGGTAGGGCACTCAACACATCACTTGATACTAATATGTATGGCATTGCACCAGAAATCGTTGATGGTATTACTTTCGCTGGTGATATTTCAATGACCTTTCAATCGAGTAGTGATTTGGAGGAAAGAGTGTTCTTTGAATCTTGGCAAGAGAAGGCATGGGACAAAGCAACATGGAATGTGAACTACTACAAAGATTACATTTCCGAGCAAGTTGATATATATGTTCTTGATCAACAAGATACAAGAAGATATGGAGTTAGACTACGAGAATGTTACCCAAAAGAGATTGGCCCCCTACCACTTAGTTATGAAACAACAAGTAACATTATAAAAATACCTGTTACTATGCAATATAAGTATTGGGAGACTCTTGATATCAACAATCAACCACCCAACCTTATGGAGAAGGTTCTTGATACAGTGATATCAGGTGCAGAAAGAACAATTAATGCGAATATACCGAAGGTATTGAGCAGATTATGATAAAGGATGAAATATTATGGCGTTACCTAAACTAAAAACTCCCGAATACAGATTGTTACTACCATCAACACAGGAGGAAATTAAATACAGGCCGTTCTTGGTCAAAGAACAAAAGATTTTGATGATTGCTCAAGAATCAGAAGATGAAAATCAACTTGGCGATGCCATGGGAAAGTTGGTATCTAATTGTACTTTTGGTGCATTAAATGTTAATGAATCACCAATGTTTGATATTGAATATGTATTTCTACAACTACGATCAAAATCAGCTGGTTCTAAAGTAAAAATTAATGTAACATGTCCAGACGATGAAGAGACTAAAGTTGAAGTTGAAATTGATTTAGACGAAGTTGGTGTACAACATAGTGTAGAACACTCACAGGAAATTACAATCACAGAAGATATTAAAATGAATTTGAGATATCCAATGTTGAAAGATGTTAAAGGTATTAACACCAATATCACCGAATTTGAAGTTGGTATACTTATGGTATATGAATGCATTGAGAATGTTGTTTATGGAGAGGAAACAATTCACAGAATTGATATGACTAACGATGATATTGCTGAGTTTATCGATTCCTTTACTACATCGCAGATAGAAAGTGTGATGAAATTTTTTGAAACGATGCCGAAATTACGACATATCATTGATGTGACTAATCCTAAAACTAAAAAGAAAGGTGAAGTGTTATTAGAGGGACTTGAGAGTTTTTTAGTATAGTGCTGTCTCATGACTCCGTGGAGAATTATTACAAACAAAATTTTGCAATGATACAGTATCATAATTGGAGTTTAACTGAATTAGAGAATATGTTACCGTGGGAGAGAGAAATATATTCCGGTTTATTGGTGAAACATCTAGCTGAAGAGAAAGCGGAGTACGAAAAACAAGAAAGAAAAAATAGGAGTTAATCAAATGGGCGAAGAGGAAATTAAAGCATCAGGTCATCATCCAGCAGATACGAATGGCGATGGTAAGGTTGACCCAGAAGAACATGATATGTGGCTTGAGTTCAAACGTAAGGAACTTGAGGATGCAGACGCAATGCGTGACGCACAACGCACAATGGCATGGTACTCACTTGGTGGTATGTTGTTGTATCCTATTATTGTGGTCCTTGCAATAGTTTTCAATATGGAACAGGCAGCCAAGATTCTTGGTGACATGGCGGGTGTGTATTTCATCGCAGTTGCCGGTATCGTCGCAGCATTCTTTGGCGCACAGGCACTCAGTAAACCTAAGAAGTAAGGAATAGGTCATGGCTGAATTACAAGACGTTATTAATAAACTAACAAACGAGGGTGTCCTTATTCGTAATAAGGGTGCCAACTCTATTAAATCAGTCAAAGAAATTATTCTAAAAAATCAAGAGTCCCCGGCAGAAAAAAAACAAAGTGCTGAAGATGCACGAAATGCCGCAAACAAAACTAATAGTCTTCTTGCGTCAATAGCTAAAGGTGTTAGTGTTGGTGGTAATGGTAATACTCCAGATGGAAAAGAATCAGGTGGATTATTTGGTGGCTTGAAGGGCATGGGGGCAGGCATTGGTGCGGCTATAGCTGGTTCTGCTCTTCTTAAATCCGCTGCTGGTATAGCGGCTATGGGTGTAGCTATTCCAGCATTTTTTGGTGGACTACTTGCCGGTGATGCAGCTTTAAGTTGGATGAAAACCATAGGTGCGGATTTTGATTTTAAAGCTTTAAAGGCTGCTGCTATTGGATTTTCTGATATAATTATGTCAATGGACATAAAGGCTTTTGCGGTCCTTGCTGGTATTATGGGTGTTGGAGCAGTTGGAGGCACTAAAGCTGCAAAAGGTCTTGGTGCAATGGGTATTGGAATATCTGCATTTCTTGGAGGACTTATAGCTGGTGATGCTTTAATCGCAGGTGCAGCAAGTGTGTTCGGGGCAGACTTGAACTTTACTGGTATGAAAGCGGCATTAACGGGTTTTTCTGATATGATTTTAAGTCTTACCCCCGAAGCTCAAGTTGCTCTTGGTGCTCTTCTTGCCGGTGGGACATTAGCTGGAGTATTAGGAAAAAATCCAATAGCTATTGGTCTAGGTATGACTGCTCTTGGTGCAGGCATATCTGGTCTTTTTCTTGGTTTAGCTGTTGGCGATGCCGGGATGGGGTGGCTTAAGTCAGATTTTACTGCCATTGCTACAGCAATGAAAGGATTTGACGAAGCAATTGGAAATTTAAGCACAGAATCTATAACTGCTCTTGGTGCTCTTCTTGCAACTGGATTTGGAATTGGTAAACTTACTAATCCAAAAACAAAAGTTGCTCTTGTTGCTGGTATTGGAGCTTTAACCGCAGGAATCGCTGCATTCTTCGCAGGATTTGCTGGTATGGATGCGGTAGCCAGAACATTTGGTGAGGGTAATTCTGCTTCTGCACTAATTAAAAACTTTAGTGAATCAATTGGTCACCTTGATGAGAAATCAATGATTACACTTGGTTCAATTTTAGGTATTGGTGCTTTGTTTGGAGCAGTGTCTCCAGCCTTAGCCGGTAAAGCTGCAATAGGTATGGGACTAATGGGCGTCGGTATCGCTGCATTCTTCGGAGGATTTGCTCTTATGGATGTTGCAGCCAGAACACTTGGTGAAGGTAATTCTGCTTCTAAACTAATTAAAAACTTTAGTGAAGCAATTGGTTACCTTGATAAGAAATCATTGGTCGTTCTCGGCAGTTTGTTGGCCATTGGTGGTTTGTTTGGAGCAGTGTCTCCAGCCTTAGCCGCTAAAGCTTCAATAGGTATGGGACTAATTGGTGTCGGTATTGGTGCATTCTTCGTAGGTATTAGTGCAGTTACCAAGCTTGGCGGAGCGTTCGATATCACTGGCGCAAGTACAAAGACATTAATTAAGAATATGTCTGAAGGACTTCAAGAGGTTGCAAAATTAGATGGTGATAAACTAAGCAAAGTAGGCAGAGCTTTGCTGCCTATTTCTGCGGGTCTTGCAGCTTTCTTTGCGACAGATACTTTTGGTGCTATAAAAGGAGTAGCTGGTGATGCATTTAACTACATATTTGGCGGTGATGGAAAAGACAACAAGTTTCAAAAAATAGTAGATTCTTTAAAACCACTTGAAAGTATCGATGCAGATAAAATGGGTGGTCTTAACAAAATACTTCCTGATCTTGAAAGATTGGGCAATGTAAATATACAGGATGGTCTTGGCCAAAAGATTATGAAATTTGCACAAGGATTATTGCTAGCACTTCCACCTTTAGAATTAGCTCTTTACGGAGGAGTAATTCCGAAAGGTAGACGTGGAGACTTCAAAGGTTTTAAGAATGATGTTAGTGTTAAAGGACTAGCTAATGGTGGTCAACAATTCGAGAAAGCAATTGCTAACTTAACTAAATTAACCAATCCAAATGCAGCCGGACAGAATGCAGCCGGACAGAGTGTTGATAACTCGGTTGATCTTAAACCTACAAACATCGAATCTTTGCAGAATAGTATTGATGCTTTGACTGCTCAAATTGCTAAAATACCTGTTGGTGGAAATAATACTTTCAACCAACAAAACAATAACGGCGCTCCACCAGTGTACACTGGTTCCCCTCCTCCGACCGTGAATCCAAGGTATCCCAACGGGTTGAACGGAGGGAACGCTGTGGTTAATTGACCGAGCAGAAGCAGCTGGATATTAAAAAGGGGGGTCAAAAGACCCCCCTTTCTCTTACTCGTTTGCCAACTTTTCAAAATAGGACAGACTGTCCCCTTCATCATCAGTGTCAACAGTAGGCGCTGGAGTAGGTTTTGTATCTACTTTAGGTTCTGCCTTTGGTGCATCTTCCATCACCTCAGCTGCGTTACCTACCGTAGTAGTCCCTGCAAGAACCATGTCCAAACGCTTCTTGAGTTCGTCATAGGACTTGAAGTTAGAAGCAGAAGTAAACTCTGACAGAGGATACTGCGTCTTCCATGTCTCCTCAAGCTTATCGTCATCATCAAACAACGGACTTGGTGCTTCAAACTCAGACTTGTCATAGTTCCAGTAACCATCAACCATACGAAGCTTCAACTTGAAGTTCGCACCTTCCCAGAAATCGAAGGGATTGACAGGACTTTCATCTTGGAATGCAGGCTGCATTGCTTCCATGCACTTGTCAAAGATTTTCTTACCGAAACGATAAAGCATAACCTTACCCTCGTTCTGAGGATTCGCAGGGTCTTGCACAACATAGATGTTGGCAAAGTACTGCAACTTACGCTTCTGTTTACGGGCAATCTCCTTGTCCGACTCAACGCCTGAGTTCCAGTATGCAGAGTTCATCTCTG